CGTTAATCTTGTATAATCACCCAGATAGCCTTTTATCAATTTCTTTTGTTCATTCCCATACTGGGAAGTAAAGTTATCTGGTTTTAGGCGAACGTTATGTACATTTCCTTCTATTTCGCCGGTATTTAGACGCCTATACACAGTTTTACATACATGGTCGGCAACTTGATCGCACTCAGGGAAAAACTTTAATAACACTTTTCGATCCCCTACTTGTGCAATGTGTTGCACGCTCAGGTCTTTCTCGGCCATATTGTACCCATCTTGTCGATGTAAGTACGCCGAGATACAATTTCCTGCTACCACACTCTTACCAACATGCAACGTCACTTTTACATATTCGTCGGGTAGAATGTGATATGGGAAAATGACCATACCATGGCCAATCATGATGGCGTTACAGCGAGATGAACTCAATCCATCTTTGCTATAAATTGTTGCCACACATTGGCTTTTAGCCACTACAGATATCAATTGATCTGTAGTGTATTTAGTCGTGGTGATTCCTTCACCATTGACCGCCTCAACCTGAGCCCAAACAGGTTTAACATTTGCGAACGAATAAGTCGCTCCCTCAGCCTCACATGCTTCGGTTTGTTTCGGTTCCTGCTTTGGCTCTTCCTCCTGGAGCACCTTCTTCGGTGATGTGACTGCGTTAAAAATTTTACAGCCGATGAAAGCTCCTGCTAATGCTAATCCAGCATATTTAAGTAGCTTCAATCTATCACGTTGCTCCCACGTAAGTTTACTGTACACATATCTTTTCAGTAAGCTATCACCTCGTGCCGCATTGTGTCTGCTTCGAATATAAAAATATTTTTCAGCAATATAGTAGATATACAAAATTGCGATGAAATTAAAAAACAAAATTTTCCATCGGTTTTTTCCAAAAATCCACCAATACACAATGGACGACACTTGCAAAGCGAACAATGATGTAACACTTATGTGATCTAAACGCATTTGCTGCGAAGTTAATGCGCATATGTAAACTACGTGTGGGTTAAAATTTTTGTACACATCTGGTAACATGTTAATGTACCAAGGTACTCGGATGCTATTTTCCTGGTAGAACCCAAAACTCCAGAAGCATGCCGATCGATACTTGAACCATTGTTGCCAAGTATCACCCGGTCCACATCGTATCGTTTCATCGAGAGATTCAAAATACGTTTTCTCTACCGACTCATCGAAATCTATGTGGATTTCAGAGGGATCGACGTACAAGTCACGTCTTTCACCCCATAAAAATGCTGCATAACGCTGCCACCGCGTTCGCAGATCCAAGACAACTTCCGTCCTCTCACTACTGTCGTCAGAGTAGACACTTGTGGAAGTATCTCTAGTCGAGAACCTATAATTATTATTCTGCTCGACCTCTACCTTTTTCCAGACATTCTCGTCCCGATCAGGATAAATGTAACTAATATCACCATACATATCCAGTAACTGTTCTGCGGGGTCAAGTAATTGGTCTGGACCTTCTCTTATAGTGGCGAGAAGGTGATCAGCTACCTGTTGTATCCATTCATGGCAGCCATATTCGGAGTAAGTGTTCGATAAAAACTCTTCAATCTCACTCCTAGTGGGGTTTACCCCCGACTCACAATGCTCGAAAACTGCTTTTGCAATGTGAGCTGGGACGATTACAGCTTCTGCATTTAAATCGTCCGGTGGTGAGAGTTCAAACTCCCCTGCTGATAAAAACGCTTCTGACAAACTAGATTGATTCTCTGACAATGATAACTCAGGAGAAATTAGTTGGTCAATGCGTGCCTGTGTCTTGGCCAATGTGAGTGGCTTAGACTCTGGGCTATCAGGGAGCTGCTCTCTGGCGGCACTAATATTTGCATGCCGCTGAGATCTTACACGGGCAGGAATCATAGTCCGATTGGTTTTTGTGCAATAATCAATGACAGATTGATTATATTTGCACGAGCGACAAACTCGTTCAGGGATTCCACACTTACATAGTTTCATTGGGTTGGCCGTATTCTTACGAGCCAAATACTCTTTTTGTGCGTCGTCCCATTTGTTCCACTCGCGCTGGTAAATACGCATAAAATCCTCAATTTCAATTCCCACAGCAGGGAATCCTTCATCAGTGAAATGAGGTAACCATCGTGTTCTACCATCGGGGCCTTGTACTACATACTCAACATCGAATCGCCAATAGTTTTCGGAGCCATCTGTCTTGTCAGAATCTAACCCATTAGAGTTATCTATTCTAAATCTCTTTTTAACAGAGACAGTCACAACGAATCCTAAACGTCGATGGAACGCAAATTCATCGGTACAAAACTCACCTGCCCATGCGTCTTTCTTATTTACTGTAATTACAACGATCTCATAATTGTAAATACAGGCACCCTTACTATCAACATCAGGCTTTAAAATTGTTGATGGTATAGAGTTACAAGTCTTGATGACCCAATTAAAAGGTAACTGGTTAAGGCTACATTTTTCAGGGCGCTTACTCATAAAATCATCTCCGAGAGCCATTAAATGGTGCGGAAATTCATTTGACCCAAAAGGATCATCAAGATTCACGGCTACAAAAAATTCGCGCCATGACATATCGGGATACCAGTTTTCTTTTACTTGTTTCCATGTGAAGAATAACTCCATCATCATATCTGTAATACTGGATTTCCCAACGCCTGGATTGCCATACAGCGTCACGCCAAAAGGAGTATATTTTAGTTTGGCTGCTCTGTAAATAGCAATACATTTGGTGTGCACTTTCATTAAGGCCTCATAGCACACCAGAAGGCCAGCTCGCGTGTATTTATCTTTCTCTATACTTAAAAGATATTTGGACTCTTTAATTGCATTATCCACGCGGAGCATAAAACCATGACGAGTTTGACCTGCCTTATCTAGGCAGCCTAATTCAAAGAGAGATAATTGACTTTTGATCTCTCTGACCTCTAACTCAAACTTATCAAGGCGGTCCATTTCTTTTCGCGGGAACATAGTTCCCTGCGACATACATGCAAAGCCATAATCCGCAAAGCTCTGCAATACTTCTGCGAGGGTGCTTAGGAAATTTGCACCCGATGCACGTTTATCAGGGCGTATGGAAAACATCTTAACGCCTGCAACACTAAAGTCACCAGACATTGATGTCATTAGCCCTATTCCCATGGCTGCTCGGAGAAATCTTACTATTTTTCCTCCAATAGCATCTTCGCCTAAAAATCTATCAGGCTGACGTAGTGCATCTATAAAAGCATCTAGACTAACTTTCTCTAGTGCTTGCGCATGCAATCCTGAAACTTTGCGGAGCTTCATCATGCCTGCTAGTGTGATATCCTCGGGGAGACCACTAGTGGCGAGGTTGTAATCCTCATCACTGTATTCGTCTTCGCTGTCTATACTGCTGCTACAACTAGAACTATCATCACTTGATCGAGAATCATAGATCTGGTCGTAGTAATTACAGATATCCTCAATAGAAACATTTATCGTCTGCAAAAACGACATTACTCGGGAATCATCTAAGATATCTGGGAACAAATATATCTTTGCGAAGGCAACAATGGGAGCTATAACTTTTGCTCTACCAATGCCAAAATGACTACATATCAAATAAATTGATGAGAGAACTCCCATGTAGCCTTGGGATGAGTGCAAATTTGTGACACATATAAAAACGTCTATAATCTGTTGCACTACTTTCGCAAGGGTCACATCAGACCCTACCATATCTCTAACTTCTCTCAGGAGTTTCAAGACAGGTTCTTCAAACAGACCTTGGGCTTCTAATGCTGGTAGCCCTTCGATCTCAGTATCGAGGGTTGCTCTAAACTTGGTGAGTTCGTAGAAAACATCGAACTGACTCTCCCTCTCGTTTTGCGGCATTGCCGCTGGAACACTCTCGCTGGTGTCCCCCACACAGGTTGGACTCTTTACCTTTGCATACTCTCTTTTAGTGCATGTCATGATATTTATCACGTCCTGTGCGGACAAGGGTTGAGAGATTGAAAACTTTTCTCTCAACAAAAATAGGAATAATCTCCGATAAAACTCCAAACGGATGTTGTCGGTAAGAAACCGTAAGATTCAGAAAGGTAGGCTTGTCCGGCCTCCATGTCCTAGTCGACACGGTAAAGAACCAATAGTTTTGCTGTAGGTCAAAGCCCACTCTTACAAACATTCGAGCTCACGGTACGTCGGATTAGACACAGCCGTGTATTCACTCTCATCGACGTGGTAGCTGTCGTGGCCCACTTTCGGGCGCGTTTCAGCAGTCGCAAACTTGAGTTTCAACACGTACTTGTGTCGACTACGCACATCCTAGCCTTAAATCTTTGACTATTCTTCCTTTCGTTGAGAAAGGGCGGTCAGAGTTGACTCAGAATTATATCTCCCAGATCTAATTCTGTATAAAAACTCCTAGTGCCATGTTGGTTGATGTGACCAACGCCCCCGCCGGGGCAGAGGGTGCCGGAGCACCAAACAACAAGCAATACTATAATAAAAGCTTGTTGACGTTAGATGGTTATTGTGTTCAGCGTATGAATTGTAGATTAGAAAAATAATAAAAAAATCTCTACGCTTCATAAATATTGCTGAACAAAATTTCCATTAACGATTTTTATTACCCCAATTTCAGGGGCATTCACTGTCCTGTCGTGATTAACAATAATATATATACTTACTCATGTTGTTTTTAATCCTTGCAGTGCAGTATTATCAATTTATATACAAACCTTCAAAGACCTTAATGTTAGAAAGCCTCTTGTATGGAGAAATGAATCATAGCTCCAATACAAGTGACAAGCTGGTCCACTAAGGTACATAATCAGCTGTTAGTACAGAAACTACAATACGATACTCCTACAAGGATAATTAATCCTTG